TATCTTCTACCCAGTAACAGCCACTATTACGGTAAGGCTCCAAAGCCTCATCTTTATCAGCACCAGTGTCCAGGCAGACAAGTTCATCGATTACCTCTTCACCAAACAAGTCATGAAGATTCTGTAGTCGAGCCTTGTAAGCATATTTATTCAGCGACAAAGAGGTGATAACACGGAATACATATCCACCTTCTTCGTACAGCTTACGTACATATTTAACAGCATCGTAATGGGGAGTGAGATAGGCGATCGCTGCAGAGTTATTAAACTCTTCGCAGATTTCCCTTCCCTTATCTTTATTGAGTAGACCGTATCGTTTCCATACAGCATAACCTGTGGGGTCTTGCTCGGTATAACCTTTACTGGCCATAAACTCTTTAAAGCCAAAAAGCCAGTCAACGAGTACACCGTCGCAATCAGTAAGAATTACTTTTTCATTCAGATCCGTCATTTTCTTCTTTCAGTTTTTAGATATCTAGTACTTTTACATTTTTAGTTTTTAAAGTAGAATCTCTTTCATCTACAAAATGCTTTCCAGGTTTAATGGAAATGTTTCCACTAATAGTAATACGCAAACCATCGCTAGTATTGGGAGTCACGTAGTGAATAGTAGATGATGGAAAAATTAGTAAAGTTCCGTCTTTCTGTTCCGGAATATAATTGTTTAAAGGAATATTTGTAAATACAGTACCCGTTAAGTCGTTATTATCAAAAGAGTTAATCCAATCTACTCTGTTTTCGAAAACAAAATTATTCTGACCTTGGGAATTTAGAATATAAGCGAAGCTGATTTGATCGGACTTTGATATATGATCATGAGGCTCCATATATTCACCTTTAGAATATCGATTCATCCACATGTGGGTTTTATAGTGATATTCACTTACCGGAGATAAGACCTCTAGATATTCTTGGATATATCCATTTAAATCTTCCAGGATAATTTGCCATGGAAGATCACGATTTTTGTCTTGGCGAAAAGTAGTTTTTACATCACTAACCCATCCGTTTACGCTACCAAAGTAAGAATCGTCATTGATATACTGATCTAGAATATCTACATGCATTCTATAATTTTTTACATGGCCAATATAAATTGGGATCGAGTTAAGATGATCAATCATCATTTTCTTTCTTAATAAATTGACTAAAGTCTAGACCCATGAGTGGTGCCATGGGATTCTTGATTTTGTACAGTGCCCAGAAGGTACGGGTAAAGTTGTACTTCCAGTAATCTTTTAACCTAGGGGCTTCCATCGTACCTCCACTGTGTTTCTTAGATGACCTAATCCGCCGATTACTTTACCTGGATACGTACCTAGGTAACTACCAGCTTCCAGGTCATCTGTGCTGATTAGATGTTTATGATAATGATCTATTGTATCATAATTCTTGAGAATGAACTTCGCTAATTCGTCATAGTAGGAATCCGAAAAGATCGGATCATCCTGTTCATAGTAGGCATAGGATGCCATAAGATAGTAAGGTACAGACATGTGCTTGTTACGGCTGATGATGTACTTGGCACGTGCTTCATATGCTACTGACATTATTCTTCTATTCTTTCTACAAAGAAGTCTTCAGTCAGCCAACGTAAGTCATTGGTTTCAACTGACCGAAGTAATACATCACCAAAGGTACCGGGACGTTTTTCGACTACGTTCCAACGAGTACCGTGCTGCTGAATCCGTTGCTTACCTTTCTTGGTAGCGCCTTTCATGTGGTAAATCATTTCCACCTCCGGCATGCCTGTTTGGAAGCTTGACGCCTCTTGTTGGCTACCACCTTTTTCTGGTAGTAGCCTTTGCGAAGTTGTGCTGCGATAGGGTTACGCATTTTTAATATCCTCTACAAACTCTTTTCCATACTGAACCCACTCATCGAGGAACAAGTGAGAGAGACGATCAACCATTACGCTACGGGTTTCATATATAGTACCATCGTCATATACGAAGTAGAAGTATCCTGGAGCATCATAGAGAGCCAGGTTAGGCTCTCCAATCCGCTTTAGAATCGTACATCGTTTCATGCCATGTTCCTGTAAAGTAGTTCGTAGTACCAATCTGGATCAGCTTCTTTGAGGATGCCGAGTGGAGTGCCACCATCTTTCATCAGTTTTGCATATCGTTCTACGCTGAACAGCTGCATGATCTTTTTCTGTACACGAGCTTTGGTGAAAGCCCCACCGTGCTTGAAGCGGGCGATGAAGAGAGGCTTACGCGTACCTACGCGAGATGGGTGAACGTTTGGACCTTCTTCGTAGTACTCTGCGCCTTCATAGTCACCGAGGTAGTTGAGGTATCCACCGAAGTACTGGAACTGAGACTTATCAAACTTGGTCATGATGTAGTACCTTTCTTTGTGTATAGTACATATATAATGCTTCTAACCTGGTTTGTAAACCCCCTAATTCACTTTTTTTAAAAAAAATACCAGAGCAAGGAGGTATAATCCCCGCCCTGGTATAAACATATAGATTATATACTATATTTTATAGGTTGTAAACCTTTTATTTGTAGGCTTGATCCTCCATGTCAGATATTGATTTACCTAAGAAATCCCTTTTAAGTCTCAGTTTCCGAACAAGGTCTGAACGACCTCTCTTCGCCATCTTGTACTCATAGTGTTCTAGTTCACGGTAGTCTTTTCTGAGTCTCTCGATTTGGGAAATGATCATAGAAAGATTCCTTTAGTAGTTAAGGTTCAAAGATCATGACGACTAGGGGAGGATATTAGGAAACGCCTCCTTCACTACAGCAGATGAAATACCTTTAAAGGGTTTTTTATCTTTCATCTGCAATACGATTTTAGCATCCTCAGGGTGAATAGCCTCAAGAAGCTGAATAAACATTGATTCTTTTTTAACTGGATTCATCTGGGTAGACTTTGGAGGAGCAAAGTATGAAAACCTGCGAGCTTGTCTGGACAGGTCGCTAGGTGCACTGTGTGGAGCATTCGCAGTATACGGCGGATCTCCTTCAGGAAGATCCAGTTTAATATTGGGGTGATATGTTGCCTGCAGTACGCTACGTAGTGCAAATGAATCGTTTTGTTTAAGGAACTGAATCTTGTCGGCTTTCTTAACCGTCTTTCCGGTTTTATCCAGAACCTCATGAATCTGTAAAGTAACCTTGTTCACCATTAACATCATCCTTCTTAATATGGCTCGAGTGTATCCTGCACTGGATATACTCATTATAATAATCGTCTCTCAATATCACATCATACTGAAACTGTAACTTGGCTTCCCAATACGAACACTCTCCTTTAGTTTTACAGATTCTAAGTATTTCTCTTTTATATTTATCCTTACCAAGCTCTTTAACTTCCTCTTTAAGAAAGTTACTAGAACCATAGTACTTACGCCAATCTGATTCCTTGACGACTTTCTTCTTTCTAGTCTTACCCTTTTGCTTAATACGACGAGTAGACCAGAATAGTTTTTTACCTATATACTTTCTATCATTGCTAACATTTGTGATCCTGTACACGAACCCTACAGCGCCCTCAGGGGGTATTTCGGGGTCGTATATGTCTCCATTGTAAAGCCATTGGTCACTCATAAAAAAATCCCAGCTATTGCTAACTGGGATTATTTATGATCATTTTTATATTTGTTTTAAATCATCCTAAGTGGTGATATTCTGCAGTCATAGGAGAATGATCTCCATGCTTTTTAGCTTTAACCAAATCTACACCTTCATGATCATCATGACTATGAATAAGATTATGTTTATGTAAAACTTTTCTCATATGATTTTCGTCATGGTGGGAGATATGGATGGTATCATGCAATTTGGGATTAAACGTAGAAGACCGACGATGCCCATAAGTCATTCCTTTTGCTTTAACACCAGCATCATGAGCAGTTAAGGTGGAAGAATATGAAACTTTACCTCCCCCTTTTTTAGCATCTTTACCCATTTTTCCCATCCAATTGGTATCTTCTTTATCATAATGACCCTTTTCATCAGGCCCAGTGTCAGCACCCGCAGTGTAATGATGATTCAGCTTTTGTTCGGAAAGGATATGTTCCTTAAGTTGAAAATAAGATTTTGTCATGGGTATAAATTCCTTATAAGAGATTTTTTAAAAAGCTTTTCATATTATTTATATAATTTAGAAGTCGATCTCACACGCGCCACCCGCACACGCAGCCGCGCCGAGCGTGTCGACATCAGTGAACTTCTTTTCGGTCAGTTCGCCAATCCAGTCGATCTGTTGGTAAGAACGCTTAATCTTTTCCCACTTATGGATAAGGTGTGCATCCTTCAAGCAGTACTCAGCCTTTTTCAGATCTCCTTCAAGGTACTTGGATGCGAATGCCTGGAAGCGACGTACCCAGTCTTTCTTCATGGTATTCTTAGAGTTTTCGGCAGAGATATCTTCGCCAAAGCCTTGTGCGGTAGAGCAAGCCATCCAAAGATCTCCAAATGCCTGCAGACCATCAACAACAAGACCAGAAGCTAGAACAGCCGCCACGCCATATTTTTCCACCATCTTTTCAGCGTCGATGACTTCAGTATTCGGCGCTTGATTAAAATCCTTGTCGCCAGAAGTAGACAAGAAAGAAATACCAGCAAAGTTATTCCTATTGCTATAAACATATTCAGCAACATCATCCCAGTCCTCCACTAGAATTGTATTTGATACGTTGTGGCTAACAGTCGGGTCAACACATAGATCTTTATTCTTACCGGTGTTAACCCAGTGTCTTTGTGCTTTTGCTACCAGATCAAGATGCTTGGTACCAATCAGATCATCTTTTAAGATTGATCCTTTCTTAGGGGTAATAGGGAATGAAACGACCCAGTCGCTGCCAGATGCA